CAGAGTATCTGTGGTAGTGTCTTTGGTAAGTGTAATACCTTCACCACTGTTTACTTTAAAGTTAGCACCTGGACTGTTAGCCACGATAGGGAATGATGTGTCACCTGCAACTATGATAGAACCAAATGTGTTACCAGCTGGAGCAGCATTAGTGATAGTGACTATGCCAGTGGCCACATCTGTGTTCACAGTCAATGCTGCAGAACCTGCTACAATGCTTAGAACACCGGTATTAGTAACTTTGATTCCGCTGCCTGTGCTGGCATTGATGTTAATACCTGCACCTTCAGTTCTACCTGAAGGCAGTGCAGTTGTACTGGTTAATGATAACACACCTAAGTTAGTTAAGGTGATATTTCCAGTGGCTGCGCTAACACCAATCTGCCCAGCAGTACCTGTAAGACTTGTAACACCTGTGTTATTAAAAGTAATTGAATCTGCACCTGAGCTTACCACTAATTGCATAGCGGTGCCTGAATTCAAATTCACAGTTTCACCAAATGGAGTTGATGTAGCAGTGGCTTCCAGTCTTAATTCGTTGTCAACCTGTATGGCATTGAAGTAAGGTTGTTGTAGCAGTTCACCATCGATGGTTGAATTGATAGGAAGATCTATGTGTGATCCTATACCTTTGATATGTGCGGAACCAATGTAAATACCATTGGCTGAATCTGCTGGTGTGTCTTGATATTCTGCCAAGAACACTGATTTCCATCTGTTGGTGCCCAATGCACCTAGTTTGTAGGTATTGTCTGCGGCAGGGCTGACATTGGTATCTAGTGTGTCAAAGTTGATTGGCGATAGACCACCACCTCCGCCACTTATAGTAGCAGCGATACTGTCAAAGTTTTCATTGACCTGTGTGAATGCCTCTAGAACTCTATCCCATCTTAGCGGTGGTGCCCCTGGAGTTATATTTGGATTTGGTAATGGCATTATGTTCTCCCTACTGCGATTTCAATTGTTCCGATATGATCTGAGTCATATGTTTCTAATGCTTTACCAACTATGGTTCCAACGTTGGCCACGCTGCCTGCTGATATAGCCACACCCGCTATGTTTGATGTCACTAGCAGATCTCCTTTTGATATTTTTCCAACTACACGACAAGGCACACGTCCCTGCAGTGCCACTAAGTTTTTCAGTCCTGGACATGCTTCATACATGGCAAAGGCTGCTGTGTCAGAAACCACACCTGCCACTCTGGTATCCATATGTGAGTTTGATGTAGTAACTTCTTTGTCCCCACCGAATATCAACACAGTGCCCACAGCATATTCTCGATCGCCTTCATAGTATTCCGCCAAGTCAGCTGAATATGTGGCCTGCAGTCTTGAGTCGTTGGGCGATGTTCCAGTTAAAGTCCAGCGTCCTGTGATAGTACCTGCTGTAGTATTGCCACCTGTGGTGATGGCCTGTACCTGTATGCTGGATGCAGTGATTGGAGCATCGGCACCGCCGTTTTGTGTTTTAAAATTATGTACATTGTTCCAGTAACTAGTGGCCTTATCTGATGACAGAGTTCCATCTTGTATTAGAATGCCACCAGCAGTATTAAAACCGTAATAACGAATATATCCGCCAGTTCCTGTGGTAGCTGTGTCAATGCCCACCTGATTGTCCAGTTTCAATTGGCTTAAGTCAATAATTCTAGCACCGAAGTCACCGTTTGAATCTCTTATTACCAGCTTGCTGGCTTCTGGACTAGCTGCAGATCCTGCAGCAGCTTCTACCACAGCATAATCACCATCTGCAGTTAAACTTATACCGCTGGTTCTTCTAAGGAATCCTGTAGATGAATATTGAGATTTTTTAACACCGGCACCGCTGTCTATAACTGTGCTGAAAGGTACCTGTGTAACATTGGCAGTGCCTAGTGTACTGTTACCTAACACAGTTAACGATCCGATTGGTGTTAATGAACTTAGCGCAGTACCTCCGCTTTTCAAACTGATCCAACCATTGTCTGCATTAAATTCTGCACTGTTAAAACTTGCGATACCTTTGAGTGGTCTTATAACACCGCCCGAGGCTGCTCCAGTTGTGGTTGAACTATAGGTCAGTGTGGTTGTGTTACAGGATGCCACGGTATAGATGCCGTTGTATCCAGCTGTACTCATGCCTGTGATCACAACTCGTTGTCCCGCTGAGAAAGGAGCAGGAGAAATTGGTGCAGTGAATGTTAATGTAGCTGTTGAGCCGCTGCCTGTGGCAGTAACTCCTGTGATGCTGGCCGCAGATGTTACATAAGCATTATCAAGATTTAATTTTGCATGATCAATGGCTGCGTTTGCATTAACATCAGCATCAATAATCACACCAGGATTGATCTGTGCGTCCACGGTATTAGCAGTACTGTCTATGCTTAGGCTAACATCCCCAATCATTGTAGAGTTCTGTGCAAAGTCTCCCGCACCTGTGAATGTCAGTATGTCTGCAGATCTGGGTGCTGTGATAGTAGTATTCTGGAAGTTTGCAAATGTTAGACTACGAAGATTTACTGCATCCTGTGCGCTGGCAGGATCTGTAACATTCTGTATTCTATTAAAGTTAAGGTTCATGGTGCCTTTCATGCCCAGAACACCACTGAGAGCCATGAATCCGCCAACACCGGGAGGAAGTAAGTTTCCTGCGTCGCCGATAATACTGCCGTCTCCAAGAGTACCTAGTCTACGCTGAACATGAATAGCAACAGCATTCTCAGTCGGCACAGTATCGGTTCGTTGTTCAGACATTGAAGAATCCACTGAGAATTCTGAAACAGTTACTCCTCGCTTGAATCCAATACCGTCTAGATTACTTAACGCTATACTGGATGAGAATGTAACAGTACCAGTACCTTGATCCACTTTGAAATATGGACCAACTTTGAAATTACCGTATTGATCAGTGGTTACATAGAACACACGACCTACGTCTCGTTCCTGTGTTTCAGAATCTTCATCTATGGGATTTACTGAAGCTCCAAAAATTTCACTAGGGTAATTGGTGTCCGCATAAGATCCAGTGCCAATTTCTAATAAGTCGTGTCCAGTAACACGAGTCAGTGCAATACGAATAGTCAGTGTACCTAGAGCGCCGTTGGTTCTTATCGGAACTGCTGATTTGACGGTAGTTACAGCTTCATAGGATATAAGACTGTGAATCAACGCACGGCTTAATGTCACTCTAGCATAGGATTCGTTGGTTACACTTTCCGGTTCATACAGACTGATGATATATTCTTCACCTTTGAATATAAATTTACTACCGTTTACTCTAGGTGTTGCAGCCCCACCCACTGGTACCACCGCAAATGCAGTGTCGCCGGCACGACCGGTGACTTTACCTACTCTAGCGTCCGTAAACGAACCGCCGGAGGTATCAACTGCTGCGCCTCCTGGTGCAAGACTCACTTGGAAATCGTTGGCTCCTAATCCTGCAGCTAACACATGATAATGTGAATTTTTACTTAATCCTGTCGGTAACGACACACCAGGTGCTGATGTGGTAAATTTAACTACATCACCTGCTGCAAATCCGTGACCTGATGTTGTGCTGATCACTGCAGGACTTGCTATTGTTATGCCGCTGACTTCAGTGCCCGTCGGAGCAGAGCTGATGAATTCACCAGGTTGCCACAGTGTTAGATCTATGAAATCATAGTTTTCTCTGAGGTTGGTTTTAGTTAAACCTTCCTGATCATATCTATGGACGCCAGAGCCAGCTGAGCTGGTGTTGATAGCTGTACCATTTTTGGTTAATGCTATTTGGAATTCAGTGTCAGTAAGTCCACTGCTGATCACAAAATGTGTGTCGACTGGAACGATACCTGCGGGTAATGTACCTGTGGTAGTAAATGATAGGGTGTAATTTTCTAAAAGTTTATGTGTCTTAACACCTTTGATGGTCAATCCAGCACCGTCGACCAAAGCAAACACACTACCGCCCGGAGATGTTGAAACAGTGAACTGGTTATATTCCGGAACACTGATTACATAGTAGGTAGTACCGCTGACAAAGTTATTGGCTGTAGAAGTTGGTATAAATTTATCACCAATTCTTAGTTTATGATTCTGCGATGTGGTACAGACGTTTGTGGCAATATCTGTCACAGTTGCCAAAACTTTTAACACGGCTGGACTAGCATTAGTTATACTGACTTCATAAGGACCGTTTAGATCTGTGTATGAGCTAAATTGTAACACACGATAAACAGTATCTGCAGTCTCACGCAATTTCAAACCAGTTGACGGCCTTACCGCAACTTCAACAAGATCGTTGGTTAAAATTATTTGTCCGTTACTTCTCAAAGTCATAACAGTTCCGTTAGGAACCACAGCAGCTAATCCAGCACTGGTTGATCCAACACCTGCAGTAAGATTAAGTCGAACCACTCCGGTAGGGAATGTATCTGATGTAGTTACAGCAGTAATAGGGTAACGATATAATATCGGTTGACCTGAAATTGTATGTTCAATTTCTAATTCACTGCCTCCCAGTGGAACATAATCATATGCATAAACATAGATGAGTAACCCAGTTGCAGTATTTGCATACGGACTACTTGGAAAGTAACATTTTACTTTCTGTGAAAAGTCTTCATACACATCAGTGGGAGTTGGAACCTCTAAAGGATCAGCACCTTCTGCCACTAGCGCATATACACCGTGAGCACTGGACCCTGCGATTGATCTAATCTGTGCACCGTTCAGAGAATAGTATGAAATGTAGCAATAGTAGGTAAACATTGACACAGCTTCAACTAATCCACCGTTGGTAGCTAAGATTCCGTAGCCCATGTCATTGATCTGTGTGTAATCATTGCCTAACATTGATCTATTGCCAGGCATTAGTAATTCGTAGGTTCTTTGATAGCTGATAGTACCAGTACCGCCTGCGGTTGTGTTTACCGCAGTAATAGAACCAAATGTTGCTGTGACCTTAAAGGTATTGTTAGTCAAGCCGTCGGCTAACACATAGTATTCAGCGGTAGCTGAAATTCCCGAGGGTAAAGTACCTGTGCTGGAGAATGTTACAATAGCACCCGACTGCAATCTGTGATCAGTTTTTGTGATCACAGCAGGTGATGCTGTGCTGATAGTACAGGTTTGAGCACCAGCAGTTCTCAAGAATGGATTGGTTTCATCCAACACAAATGTAGCTGTACTACCTGTGGTTGAATAAACAAAGTCTCGAACATAGTTTACTCTGTAAACTGAATCATCTACCAAGAAGCTGGCGGGCAGTTGTGGGAATCGATCTAGCCCACTAACACTCAATCTAGTGCCTGTGGTAATGCCAGCTCCAGTTATAGTACTGTTGTGTTTCCATTGTAGATTACCTGCAAAACCATCAACGAACATACCACCTGCAAATGTCTGTGCATCGATACTCTTAGAGAATGATGCGCATTCCTGAGCATATGGAGATTTAGCTAATATCTGTCCTGTGGGGTCAAGAGTTAACATGAATCCGCCGTGACCTTGTGCTGTGATAGCCTGCCAGCGCACAGCATCATTGGCTAGGAACACGTCCATCTGATCGTTTTCTTTAGGATAGTTTACACTGCCGCTGCCGTCCATAACATCTTTTAGTGCAGCGATCAACGCATTAATCACTGTAGATGATCCTGATTCTGCTGTAAAAGCAGGATCAATGATTTGGGAAAAAATAGTTTGATTAACTGTGATCGCAGTGTTGGCTATCACAGAAGTTATCAATGTGTTTAATCTAGTAATAGCAGCCAGTGTTTGTGATAGCTGAGCTCCAATGGCAATCAATCCGCTGGCATTTTGATAATATTTTAAACCAGCTGAGATAGTTCTGTTGTATTCGCCGTATTTCAAATCGAATACCAAGGAATCGACAATTAATCCCACATCTCGTTTGCACACAGCAGCATCATAATCAAATGTAGTAGTAAATGGGGCAATATTATTAGCTATCTGATAATCGATCCAGGCTATGACTTCATTCTGTAAAAACTGTCTGTTTAGATCAATCAATGCTGCCGCAGATGTGTACGCACCTTTGTTATCAACTTTGGGATATACCGGTTGAGAACTGTCCTGCAGATAATGATAACCATAAAGTCTAGTTGCGGTGGTTAATCCGTCGATGGTTAGATCTCTACGGAATTTAATAAAGGACCAGGGACTTGAACTAGTACCACTTCTTGGTCTTATAATTATACGTCTAAATTCATCACCCACGATAGAACAGTTTTGCGGAAGTTTAAGAGGATAATTCTCTTCATAGATACCGCTTTCTACGTTGATCGTGCAATGAATATTTTTAGTGACATCACCATAAGATATAACTTCACCAACTTGGAAAGCACCGAACTTGATATCAACATCAAATAATTCGTTGCCTCCACTGTCTAAAGATCCATCGTGCTGTAGAATCTGAGCTAATGCTCCTGAAGTTTCTCCGAATAAAAATAGACCTTCTCTGATATCACGACCGCGAATAGCTTCTGGAGTACTAGTTAATACATCTCCAGTGAAATCAGTTCTGAATCCATCGGTTCTAATTGCAAATCTTGGTAAATCCACTGTCAGTGTTGGGATACTGGTAAAGCCACTGCCTTGATCTGTGATAGTGATCCCAGTTACAACTCCACCTGTAACATTGGCTGTACCAAACGCACCAGCACCGCCACCACCGACGATTCTCACAGAAACTAAACTGTAACCACTACCACCACTGCTGATTGAAACAGAATTAACCTTATAGGTTAAATTGAACGTAGCACCGGTACCTATGGCTCCTATGCTTACCGGAGCAGCCGAAGTTGTAATAGTTGTGGCCACAGCCACAGCACCTGGTAATGCACTATATGAACCTGTAGAAACGATTCTAAAAGTAGAAATAGCACCAGGTGTTGTAAGGGTGGTTAATACTTCAATGGTCGCTGCGCCGCCGCCTGATGCGATAGTTCCACCGCTGATTGATAATATGTCCCCGGGAAAATAGTTAGTGCCAACACCTAGAATAGTTGCGGTAGATAGACTCATTCTCACGGCACCGCTGAATCCTGTACCTGAAGAAGGAGATGCAAAAGGAGCCAATGCTAATGTACATTCACCAGCACGATTGTTAAATGTTAATACCTTTTTATAAGGTCCGATCTCTTGACGTGCTTCTAGAACTAATTCTTCTGCTCGACGACATGCTGCTTCGATGGTTCTGTAGGCATAGGCCAATGCACGACCTTGGAATTCTCTTGCAAGTCCAGGCCTTTCATCTTGACCGCTGAGAGCCACGAACAAATTACTCACACTACCGAATGATGCGTTATCAACATATGATTTAGTAGCAGCTATCAATCCGTCATATAAAATATCATCGTCGGGTTCTGGTGACCTCGATAATATCAGTGGACCAGTCATGGTGCCAAAATTAGTAGTGGCTAAATTAGTAGCTGGATCGATGGCATTAACACCAGCCTTGGATATTTTAGTGTCGGCGTAGGCTTTGTTTACAGCTTCACCGGGAGTGATTGGAGTAGTAAGATCGTTGATTCTATATTGACTGCCTCCGAAAAGAGCACTTAGATTACCACCTAATCTTGGATTTGGATCTCCCGAAATTTCTGCAAATTCAGAAATAACTCGTATCTCTGAGTTGTTGGTAGTAAAGTCCAGTGCGATACCTGTACCAGCTACTAGACGTTTAAATGCAATTCCGGATTCTGTGTTGTTAATTGTTAGTAGTGGAGTGTTGCCTGTTGCATCATTCAGTCCAATATAGGAACTAGGAGTGTCATCAAGACCGATAAATGTTAATTTTTCACCCAGTCCTAGTGAACTGTACAGTTCTCTGAAGTTGTCGTTGACCTTTCGGAACGAATCACGTATACTATCACCGGTGCCGTCATTGCCGACTACACCTACATCAATTACTTTTCTCGCCATGGCTGATCCTAAGAATAAAACTTTCTCTAGTATTTAGCCCAATATTTTAAAAGCCTAATGTAAATACTTGATGTTTCTAACGACTAAAAGACAGAAAAACAACTATTCTAGAACCAGCAAACTAGGTGTAACACACAATTATGAACGTATAAAAACCATAGCTGTGTTTCGTTGTGATAATTGTGATGCAGAATTTGAAAGAGATATACGAAAAGTTGATCGTAAGAGATTAAGCAATAATTACTTTCATGTTTGTGAAAATTGTGATGCTAAGAGATTTGCTCAACGCAAGGGAGTGGAGCAGAAGAAAATTTGGGATATGCCGGCTAGTACTAATTTACCTGTGGGAAAATATTAAACTGTAAAGCTCTCGCCGCATCCACAGCGAGCTTTTTCATTGGGATTTTTAAAATCAAATCCCTCATTGAGTCCATTGCGAACCCAATCCATTTCAACTCCATCAACATAAACCAGGCTCTTAGGATCTACAAATACATGTACGTTGCGGCTAACAAAACTCATGTCTTCCGGCAAGGGTACATCTACATATTCCATAACGTAAGAAAGCCCTGAGCATCCGGTAGTTTTAACGGCTACACGAATGCCTAGTCCTTTTCCCCTACGCTCTAGCTGGGTTTTAACTTTTTCTGCGGCTAGTTCAGTTAACGAGATCATGCTTGGTTTGATAGTCTTTTATCGCTGCTTTAATCGCATCTTCTGCAAGAACCGAACAGTGGATTTTAACGGGCGGTAACGCCAGTTCTGTAGCGATATCTGAGTTCTTGATAGTACCTGCCTGGTCAAGTGTCTTGCCCTTGAGCCATTCTGTACAGAGACTAGAGCTAGCAATAGCACTGCCGCAACCATAGGTCTTAAACTTCGCATCTTCTATAATGCCTTCATTGTTGACTTTGATCTGCAATTTCATCACATCACCACAGGCAGGAGCACCTACCATACCTGTGCCCACTGTGAGATCATCTTTGGCAAATGAACCCACATTACGAGGGTTTTCGTAATGGTCTAACACTTTGTCTGAATATGCCATTTTACTTTTTCTTCCTAATTACACGTCTAGCAGTGGCTTTGATAGACCTTGGATGGTGTGCTTTAAATTTAGCCATGATGGATTATCCTTTCTTAAAGAATCCTAATACTTTTGCTTGAATTCCTTTGGCAAATTCAGGTTGTGGAAAATTCCACCCTACAAATGCTCCTAGTGCTAACCAAAATAATGTTTCTAACATAGTCATTCTCCTTGTAGTCTAATGTTAACAGTTTCCCAATCAATGATTCGCCAAATATTCTGTAGATATTTGGCTTTGTCCTGCTGATAATCCAGTGCCCATGCATGCTCCCACCAATCGATCAACAGTGCAATCTTCATGTTCTTTTTGTATTCGTGATTGCGAATAGTTCGGATTTCACCCGACTTATCCATATATATCCAACCGCTGCCTTGAATTGACATAGCAGTTTTTTCAAACTCTTCTTTGAATTTATCGAAACTAGTGTATTTGGAATCTATAAGATCTAGGCTGAGTCCTTGAGGCTTATTAGCAGCTACGGGCGGAGTGAGATTTGAAAACCAAATATTGTGCAGCATAGCACCGCCGTAGTTAAAATCTGCGTCACCTTCTCCTGCATTATAACGATCAAAATACTTGCTGGCTAATCCATCGAAGTGATATTTAATAGTGGCTTCGCTCATTACAGGATCTAAAGCATCTTTGGGGAATTTCAGCTTGTCCTGCCGAATTTCTAGATTGTCTTTGGTTTCTGTTAAACTTTTAATAAAATGTAGCGTCATGATAATATTTATAGTAAATAAAGCACAGGAGAAAATATCATGTTAGAATTTTTCAAGAAACTCTTTGGACGTGCAGACATTAATAAAGACGGTAAAGTAGATGCTGCTGATGCTAAAGTTGTAGTTGAAGTAGCCAAGGAAGAAGTTAAAGTGGTTGCTGAAAAAGCTAAAACTGTCGCAAAAAAAGTAGTGTCTAAAGCCAAATCTGCTACAAAATCCAAATCAAAGCCCAAGGCGTAATGCCTGTTGATATAGTGCAAAACTAGCAAGATTCTTTGCTTTGCTTTCGCACATGATATCTGAATGTTGTCTAAAACTCAGTGCCCATTCATTAACTGCTGTGTTCCAGTAGAATTCTGAATGTGCTCTGAGTTTTGCTTTTTTATGTCCGCTTTCAATCAGTTCATCAAGAGAGGGAAAGGTGTCGGTGGCATGGTTAATAAGATAGTCTTCCCGTGAAACACTGAAATGTATAACAGGGCGAACACCACGCCAACTATCGCCAATCCTTTTAACACGGTCATCAGTGGCTTCAATATATTCTCCAGTTTTTACCCAATGGTGATGTATGTCAAGAACTAGGGCACAGTCCTTGGCTAATTCAAGACTGGAGTCAATACCCCAGGTCATTTCGTCGTTTTCTATAGTAAGGCAGTTGCGAGCTTCAGGAGTCATGCGGCTCAATGCTGCACGAACACCTGCCGGGCCTTGACGGCCTGCGATATGCACATTGATCTTGTAGTCTTGGAATGTTTTACCATAGCCCATCCATCGGGCCATGTCTACATGATATTCAAATTCTTCTATTGATCTTTCTACGATGTCAGGTGTATCAGACGCCAACACGCAAAACTGCCCAGGATGAAAGCTGAGCCTAACATTATTCTTCCTAGCCAAATCACCGACTCGGGCAAACTCTCTTTCTGCAAAGGCTCTGACATCGGGCTGCCGCCAAAACCACTTCCAACTAGGCTCAGTGTATACAGGAAGTATATCGCTGCTGAGTCGTACCATTCTAAGATTTTCATCTAATGTCCCTACCCTATCTACTAATTTGTAGCAGGCTTCAATGTTTCGTTTCATTAAATCCCAAAGCCGCTGTTCTGCTTCTTGAGGATGTTCACGCAACCACCTAACTGTGGTAGCACCTGTATTTAAGTCTCGGTCACGAGCATTGATTTTCATTCCGTCAACTTCGGAAGGATCATTGATCCATTTGCAGGCAAAGCCTATTCGTTTAGTCATACTTACAGTATAACATCATTAATACCAATTGTCAACTACAAATTTATCTTTAACATCTTCAGGTTTTGGATCACCGTGAAATACCGCTACGCAACATTCTGGGTGTATTATTGGATCATGGACATCACTTTTAAATTTCCTTTTGCCACTCATTAAAATCAAATCACTTCTACTGCGTATTTCCCATTTGTAGCTCTGTATCCATTCTCTAGGCCACCATTTGATTCGATCTTTAGCATGTTTCCATATCCAATCTTGATCACCGTGTAATTTCATAGCTTCTCTAGGATTAGATTGGAATCGTTCCCAAATATGTTTTTGGGTTCCATGATTCCATGACATAACGCTGCTGTTAAGATTATTCCAATGAGGATGAAATTTTCTATTGAAATCTAAAATACCTAAGAAGTCATCGGAGATCC